GCTTTTGCAAATGAACTATACCCTGTCACTCTAGGATTAGTCATAAGCAAACCAGTTGTTGCTTGTGTTTTCAATGCTTGAAGTAGCATATACTCTTGCATTGTATAACCATTTGCAAATCTATATGTTCGCAAATCGTTTTGTTGATCGCCTTTGATTAACATAATCACTCCTTGTTTATTTATATATAATACAAAAAAAAACCCCCTGCGTCAAGTAGACACAAGGGGTTTCACTTATCACTTTCCATTTCTATTCCTTTACATTTAACTTAGACTAGCAACTATTAATAAAACTATTGTAGCCCAGAAAAATGTAGCTAATGTAGTTTGCATAAAGTATTCTCCTTTCTCATACTAGGAAAATCTTATGCCTTTTATTTCTTTGTGTCAAGTCGATTTGTTTTTGGTTTAGGTCGTAGTATCTCAAAGATATGCTTATTTATTTCTTTTTCTTTTTTCTCATAATATCTAACCATATAACAAGATACACCATAGAGAATAGCCCCTAAAATAATAAGGGCTATTCCTATATATTCTAATAAATCAATCATATTATTTCATAAGTTTATCAACACATTGAATAGCATTATCAAATGTATTGAATCTTATTATAGGGTTTAAATCTTTATCATATATATCATAACCAAATTTAAAATAGTTATTGCTATATGGTACTTTTATATAACTACTTTCAATAGTGTATGATCTATATATTACTGATTTTCCACCTTGTTTTTTTTCATCTAATTCAAACCACATTATTTTAACAACTCCCAAACCTTTAAATAAAAAGGTTTATTTTTTTCAATAGCTTTAAAAGTATCTTTTGAAACTCCACTTTCTTTTATTGCTACTAATGATATGATTTTTAAACTTGAATTAATTTCTTTAAGAATAGAAATAAATTCATCTTTATTATTATTCATATTTTTTTAACTCCTCTATTAAGTTTATTTTAGTTATAAAAATTATATATATTTTTTATATATAAAAGTTATTCCTACTTATACAACTTATAAGAGTATGTGTCAAATATGTCACACTATGGCATAAATGCCACAATTCAATCATAGGTTGATGTTCTACAAATGTTCTAAAAGTTGACAGCTGTCAACACTAGGTATTCTGTCAATTTTTTAAATTGTTTGACTTAACTATTAAAATTTTATAATTTGAAATCAGTTTTGAATAATTTTAAAAAAGCATAACATAAATTATTCTAGGTCAAACCTACTAGTATATTTTTAAATGGTGACAGCTTTAATTTTAAATCTAGCAAGGAGTGGAAACTAGACCGAAACTTTGTGATTGTTTTGTGTTTTCTAACAAAAAGGAAACTTATGACTAAAAAAGAAAACAAATCATTAAATACAAATGATGAGTTAAAAATTGAAAGTCTAGCTAAAATAAATGACTTTCAAGATAACATTAAATCTAATTCTAGTTTAAAAGAAATTTTAAAATTAGGTTTAAAACAAACAACAACAACTACTAGAGAAGTATTACCAAAGTTATCAAATGCTGTTGTTAGTTATATCAATGAGTTTAAAGAAAACTTAAAAGATAAAACTAAAACTGATGATATGATGAAATACTTATCTAGAACTGAAATATCTAAACATTGTTATAAATTAGTAAGATATGACAGAAAAGTTGAAACTAATGACTTGTTTGAAAAACTTGTATCAAGAGCAATTAGACTTGCAATTTTGATAGTTGATTATCCAAGTCAGTTTTCAGTTGATGAAAACACTCATGACGTTTTTGTTATGTCAAAAGTTTTAGAGCCAAAGATTGATGTTAAAATTAAAGGCTCTAAGGCTACAAAAAAAGTGCTTAACAAAGATGAAAGTCTATTGCCTGTAAGTACATACATTGTTGATAAAATGTATAAGCAAAAATATCCAACAGGTACTAGAAAAACACAAACCAAAGATGAAAAAACAATTAGTAATTTCAAAAATATTACTAAGGATTTTTTAGTAGGTATGAAAAAACTAATTGAATATTCATCAAAACAAAATGTTAAATTTTTTGACATGGTTGATGACACAACTTTTGAAAGTCTTGAAGAGATAAAAGACTTTTTAAATAGTGAAGACTATTCAAATATAAGAACATTTTCAGTTGAGTATCAAGTTGACTTTAATGGAAAACTTGAAAAAGCAATAAATCAATAACAATCTAAATACAAAGCATCACAAAGAAAAACATAATTAGCCCTAGACAATATTAATTTATTGTCTGGGGTTTTTTTTTGGAATTTTTAAAAGTGTTATAATATAACAAAACAAGCTCTAAAATTTTTCACTCATAGCTTGATAACAACCCATGTGAATATTGCATAACTAATTTAGTGATTAACAAGGGTTATTATAGCTACAAAATTTCACACCACCTAAAGCCCCCACAAGTGGAAACCAAAAAACACTAGGGGAAATTTTAGCTAACCCCCTAGCCATAAACTAGGGCAACCCCTAATTATTTCTGCGATTGACTTGATTTAACTAGGGGATAGGCAAGGGCACACCCCACTATAGGGGGATAGATATACCCAGTCACCAGAAAATCCCCAAGGTCCATGTAAACCACCTAGTGGCTACATTTTAGGGTATAATATTCCAACGATATTCCTGTAAAACTACCAAAGTATCCCCTAGGGGGTATGTAAATTCTACTATGGTATATATGTTAGACCCCCCTGGCAGTGCCTAATAACATTATACACCTCTTTCTCAATTTTGTCTAGTACAATAATGTCGCAATCCCTAATATTTAAAAAAAACACTTGACAAAATTGCATACAAGCACTATAATAGAAAGATATATTATTCAAAGGACACACATACACGCATACATTCAATAGAACAAAAGGGGTCGTC